GAAAACAACCATTAAATCGGAAATAATGGACGAGTTAACCCGTCATTTCTATGACGAGGGATTTAACAGTAATATACTTGACAAGAACCCCTATTCACGGGTGAGTCAGGTGCTACCTTTCCATGCGTGGCAAGCAGGCCACTACGACAAATACGGAAAACTCGCTGAATGAACTATACCGCCCACTACACCTATGACATCGAGTGTGTCCCTAATTTCTTCTCATTCAAGTGTAAGCGTGAGGAAGACGGCGCACGGTGGACATTTGAAATATCCGAATGGGTGAACCAAGGTCGTGAACTATGTGCCTTCCTGCACCAGATTGCTGCCAGTGGTGGGCGTATGACCGGGTACAACAACGAGTGGTATGATTACCCGATGTTGCACCTGATCATGGACTACAACGGTATCATCAATAACGCCATTCTCTACAACAAATCCCGCAGCATCATTGAGGCCGGTAATGGTCAGATGAAGGATTTTAGCCACTTTATATGGCCTGACCAACGCTATGTACCCCAGGTGGACCTATTGAAAATCCATCATTTCGATAACAAGGCAAAGGCCACCAGCCTAAAGCTGCTCGAATTTAACATGCGTCTCGATAACATCAATGAAATGATGGTTGATTGGAACCAACCTGTCACATGGGAACAGTCACGCGAGATGTTGGCCTATAACGATGATGACGTTGACGCCACCAGTGAGTTTTTCGGTCACACTCGTAAGATGTTGGCTTTCCGTGATGAACTGTCTGAGAAGTACGGCCGAGATTTCACTAACTTCAACGACACCAAGATTGGCGAGGAAATCGTTAAAATCGAATTACAAAAACGTGGGGTTCAAGTCAGCAAGTACAACCAGACCATCCGTAACGAGATTGTGGTTAACGACATTATCTTCCCGTACATCCAATTTGAAACCAAGGAATTTAACCAGGTGCTCGACTATTTCCGTCGCTCCGTAATTGACCCAACTAAAATTAAGGGTTTCTTCAAAGAATCTGATGACGACGAGGAAACTAAATTCACCTCAGCCACTTTAAACGGCTTCACGTTCGACTTTGGTGCTGGTGGGTTGCATGGGTGTGTTCCTACACAGGTGATTAGGAGTGATGAAACACATGTGATAGTCGATATTGACTACCAATCATTTTATCCTCGTATCTCCATTGCCAATAAGGTGTTTCCTGCCCACCTCGGTATAGGGTGGTGCGATGCAATGGCGTACATGTTCAACGAACGCATGGTTCTAGGCAAACAAACAGCAATGGGAAAGGCGTATAAGCTAGGGTTGAATGGGTCGTATGGTAAGTCAAACGACAAGTACAGTCCTTTTTACGACCCTCAGTATACAATGGCAATCACGGTAAACGGTCAGTTTATAATAAGTATGTTGTGTGAATTGTTAATGACGCACATTCCTGATTTTAAATTAATTTTTGTCAATACGGATGGTATTTGTTGTCGTATACCACGGTACTACGAGAAATACCTGCATGAATTATGTGAATGGTCAGATAAACACACTGGTTTGACATTGGAGTTTCAGAATTACAAGATGTTGGCTGTTAAAGACGTTAATAATTATATCGGGGTGCTTGAAGATGATTAGGGTTTCTGACAGAAGCGAAATAACGCAGTCGATGGTGAAGGATTGGTTTGATTACAATGCTCTTACCGGTGAACTAACCCGTATTAAGCGGTATGACTCATATGGAAAACTACAAAACATATCTAAACCAGTGCGAGGTAAAAATAACCGTGGGTATTATTGGTGTGCGGTGTTTGGTAAAACATGTCTTGTCCACCGATTGATTTGGTTGTGGATGACTGGCGGTCACCCTGACGATGAGATTGACCATATTAATGGGGACAGGCTAGATAATCGATGGGTTAATCTAAGACAGGTTTCTGCTTTTGAGAACTCAAGAAACCAAGGGGTCAGAAAAGATTGTAAAAGTGGGGTGAGAGGTGTTACTTGGTCGGATAGAACGAACTACAGAGGGAGATCAAAGTGGGTGGCTAGGATTAGTCATAAAGGGGTTAGATACGTTCTGGGTTATTTTGACGATTTTGAAGACGCCGTTGCTGCTAGAAAACAAGCAGAAATAAATTTCAAATACCATCCAAACCATGCTAAAAGAAAGGCTTACTCTTATGAAAATTAAACGTAAAGGGGTATTTAATTACGACCTCGGTTGGCACCAAAATCACAGCGCCGTGGTTGTGGCCAAGGCCGCTGAAGCTGCATTGATCCGCGGTGAGAACATCGAGGCGTTTATCCGTCGTCACCTGAGTATTGAACCAATGGACTTTATGCTCAGGACTAAGGTTAACCGTAAGACTGAGTTGTACCATGGTGAGCAGTTAATCCAGAGAGTCAACCGTTACTACATCAGCACCGATGGTGACTACCTGTTTAAAGTAATGGAACCAACTCAGTTACAGCGGGATAACTGGAACACTAAGCCTCACTGGAAACACGTCGATAACGGTAAGACTGTTAACCGCGATAAAGCACCGTCAGGTAAGTATGTCCGTATCCCACCACCAACACCAGAACCACCTATGCGTCGTATAGGCATTAACGCTGGTAACCGTGTTACCGTGGTTAATGACATTCGCGGTGGGTTAACAATAAAAAACCTCGACATCGCGTTTTACGTTGCCGAGGCTAGGAAGTTAGTTGATGGGTTGGTATGATGAGTACCGTCTTTGTGGTGGTTAAGATTTTATAACGCCATGCGCCTTGTCAATCAGTCTCGGCAATAGACGCATGAACAGCTCTTGTTTTTCACCTAGTTTCATATCAAATCCTTAGCCGTCCTTGGCTTCCATCGGTTATATAGTTCGAACTTCAATAAAAAAGAACAAACTCGCTATTGTGGCTATGTTAACAAAAGCGCCAGTTGTTACGTCCATGAATTTAATTGATACCAACCCTGTTGCTGCGTCATAACTGGTCTGTTTCGGTATAATTGGTATTGCTCCTGCTGCGCCCCCACCATTGTTTCCGATTAAAATGATTGGTGAAGTGTAACTGGCCCCGCTTGAACGTCTGACATTAAATGTGAGCGATTGAGTCCCTGCGTTATATGTTAGATTGCTTATGCCAAATGTAACAAAAGAGGTGTTTAAACTTGGCACTCCTGAGGCTACACCAATTAAGCCTGCCGCAATACTTCTCATCGTGCCCATTGTCGAATTACGAATTTCAATTCTTGGATCTGCATATTTCACAGAACCATATTCTGAGGTGAAAACACCAACATCAACAGCTAACGTTGTTGCTTCAGATAAATATGCTGGAGCGGAGTACTCACATGATATCTCAGACCAGTCGTCTTTATCAGCAAAAACCCTGCCTCTTTCGGCGCCACCTACAGAAAAAGCAATACCTCCGATTGCCGTGCCTGAAAGCCTTTTTGCCATACAGGAAACCCGAATCGTTTCACCAGGATTTACAAACAGAAATTTAGTTATCTTTGAGTTAGATCCAGCTGTGGACGTTGTTGTTAGTACTCCGTTAGTTATGTTAACAACACCATCACCAGAGGTTGTACTAATTACTGACTCCCAATTTTTACCAAAATTTAATGTTGTCATTATCTATATCCTCCTACTACCAGTGGGCAATCAGTCATTATTCTCGACACACCATTACTAAGCAATGTTATCGCCTCATATTCTTTTACAGTGGTATATGCAATAACCCCAACCCCTATGCCTTGGCAAAACTCAACAAAAGGTCTTGTCATTACAGACTTATCGCTGATGGTTACAGCGTGATGTAGTTGAGAGAGTCTGACTAATAAGTCTTTTATTGCTGGAAGTGTGCTCACCCCAGTTATAAGTGCCACTCCGATATTTTCGGAGTAACCTCTGATTGTCTCCAAATACAATACTGTTGAGGCTTGCAAATGACACGCATCGTTATTGAACCCATACTGCTCGAGTAAATCTATCATTTCAAATATTTTGGTGTCATCCCATACCTCTTTTAATTCAATATAGAGTTTCCATCCTCTGCGTGATGCAATTTTTAAAAACTCATCCAGCTTTAAAATCCGCATATCTGAGTATTTCCCTGAAACAAACGAAAATGTTAGGCCGTCTAAATATTCGTCAGTTAGTTCCCTGAGCGTACCTGTACCTGTGGTGATGTTGTCTACTACTGCATCATGAAACACATAGAAAGTACCATCTGCGCTGTAGTTAACATCTAGCTCCATTGATTTAAAACCAAGTGCGGCGGCATTTACAAATGCAGCCATAGAATTTTGAACATTAGCACCCGCTAAACCCCTATGCGCAATAAGTTCAATTTTATTTAACACTGACTTTTCAGATGTGTTTTTTACATAAACTGCACCAGAGGATAAATTTTTAACTGGTTTAGATGAAATAAAACTGCCACCAATCACATCTGTTTCTGCATAGTAATCTGTATCAACTATGCCTGTAATATTAAGGTCAGACATCCTTTGCATTGCAATTGAATCATCAATAGAGCCATCGAGCTTCGCGCCGAATGCACGGATGTTCATAAATTGGGTGTATTTTAATACAGCCGTATTGCTGTTACCTGCGTCAAGAACACCTTTCCCGTCTGGTGTGCCGCCAGATTGTACTAAAAACAATCCCATTGCTCTGTCTGTTAATCGCACATACTGACCTACATGAAACTTTCCAGTCGCTAACTCTGCAACGGTAGTATACTGAGCATCAATAAAATCCTGAACGCTCCCACCATTTGCATTGCTGATTGCATCAGCACTTCTAACATGTACCACCTGATATGTCGGCTCACTAGGCACAGTGCCAGCAGCAGCAGAAAACGGAAGTGACCCAGTGTAAATCCACTGTGTGCCAACTGCATCGACTGCGAAATCCGTCTTGTCTGTGAATGTCACACCATCAGCAAACAACCCAACATAAGACCAATCCAAATCATCAATGATCTTCGGCAACGTTTTTTGCACTTGACCAGTTCTCGGGTTCAGTACAGTGTCACTGGTTCCTTCAACTACGTCGGCGACAAACTGAAAGTCTTTCTCAGCAGCCTCTATAATCTCTTTAGTTAATGTCATGCTGGGTACTCCGTATCACCGTCATAGTAGCGGTCAGAATAGTTAATAGAGTTAATAGTGTTGGTTTCAACACCGTCAACACCTATATTAGACTCGATTGTCTGTGGTATCAATGCCACCGAATCTCTAAGTTGCTCTGAAGCAAACACATAGGTTGTTTTATCACGACTATACCCGTCGTAAATCGCTTCCGATGGTAGTGATGATAACTGAACCACGTTGTCACTCACCTGTGTACATAGAATAGCACTACTGATATCACCGGTTTCAGTGGTAAACGTGATGTAATGATCTTCACCTGGTGTGAACTCAACAGGGTCGGACAATTCCACATTCAAACCCTTAACCTCAACTACGTGGCCATCGTACACACGGTAACCATCGGTAACACCAGGGCGCTTAGTGAAACGGGTGCTATCCGGGCTATCAATACGTTTACCGGGTATCACGTTACGACCGAAATCATCGACGTCAAATGTCACAGCGACGCGACGGTGAACCTGTTTGTTGTACTTACGCAGTGCATATCGGTAAGCCTGTAACTCGGTGGTGATGCCTTTAACGTCTTCGGTTTCAGGGTTAATACTTGAACCATCTGTGGGGTACTCAATGACATTACTAACACCACCATTGTTATCACGGTAGGTAATTTGTACACCGTCGTTATCACGTTCATACGTGGTGTTACGGGTTTCAGAGTCAGGTAACTTGTTACGAACGGTTATTTGCATCGATGACGTCGGCTGCAACTTCTCGAAGAACGCATCATATACGCCCTGCTGAACGTAAGGTAAGCACATCACAGCCTGACATATAGCAATGAACGTGTCCTGGAAGGTCAATCCCGCATCATCGAAGTCATAACCAAACTTAATCATCTCGGGGTCACCGAAGTAATCAAGAATCTCCTGTTTGAGCAGTAAGAAACCGTCGGCATTGATATGCTTTAACTGTAACCGGCCAATACGTGGGTCAAGTGCAGTATGAATGAGGATCTGACTAAAGTCGTCGGTCGCATGACTCTCAGTGGTTCCGAAACTACCGTTGCCGAGGTATTGGGTGATCTTACGGGTTAAATCAACATTCTGTTTACGCTCTTTAACAAGTCGAGATTGCGAGTTACTTGGTATGACCACATGAGCGGTAGTCACGTCACCAAAGCTTGACACCGACACAGGTTCATAGCTGTAGAAATCACGCCATTCGATTTTATCGACATTACTGACATTACTGGACTTATCACGGTCTGTGGTACGTTCAACAAACACTTTACTATACGTGTAAGGCAGTGCTATTCGTGCGGTCTGGAACACCGAGAAACGCAACTTAATCTCATTACTTGAATAAGGGAAATTAGTGACGGTAAAGTTACCCGTCTCGACTCCGTTACTATCGAGTTCGATGTTAGTGATCCTAATATTGGCATCGACGGCAACCTCTGAACTGCCATTGAGGTTATAGAAACCACTGGTGCTGACGAAGTTCAATATTATCTCTGTGGCACCGTTTGGTACAAATAATGGACCAATACCATTGGAGAAAGGCACTGATATTAAAGGTGTGTATTCTTGATCGCTGACAGTGACAGGGTAATAATTGAAACCACCCTCACCGTCGTCAACCTTGTCGAACAGCGGTGTGTACAGAACATACCTGTCATCAGAGTACACATTTAAACCACTACTGGATGTGAGTAGATACGCACTTTCAACAGGAACGTAGTTAGTCATAGCGGCCAAGGCGTCTTTCACCTCGGTACTTGCATCCGTTGGAACGTCAACGGTGATAGAGTCTGACGTAACAGCAGTCACCTCGTATTGAAGTGTCCCTCCTTCACTGAGATCAACAGGATTGGTTACTTTTGAGTACACCTTTGAGTTATAGTAAGTATTGCCAACGTCATATTCATAAAGGGTAATCGTACCGTCATCCGCTGCGTAAATCACACCTGATAAAGTGAGCAGTTGGCCGACAGTGTAGTATTCGGAAAACTTAAAACCATCAGGGATACTGGTTGCGGTTAATGTTGCGCTAGTTGCAGTCCCTGTGATCTGCCACTTGATACCGGCATTTTCCAGTTCATTAGGTGGTAATAATTCTGCAGGGTTAAGGTCATTCGACTGGCGATAAATACCGAGAGGTTCTGTAACCAGGTCGCCAATCTGTTGAGCAGGTGACCCGTTACCCGGATGTGTGCCAGGCTCATAGATACTCACCGCAGCATTGGGGATATTGACGACAGGGGTGTCACCGTCATACCAGTTATTGGTGTTAATGTCGTATTTACCACGACCTACACAGAGAAACAGTACCTCAGTTTCCTCGTTATCAACCCCGATACGGTACGGCACCTGCCACAGTGACGGCATGTGTTTGCTGACTGTCCCGAAAATGTCGTCAATACGCTTATTCAGTCTCACACTGTTAGTGGTATCACCGAGACGGTTAGTCGAACCCTGTTGGTCAGTAGACACATCAGGGATGCTCGGTGCCAACAGTATAGCCGCAGCAGCGAAAATGACCGCGACAATAATGTAACCCCACGTAGCTGGTTCACGTGGTAGCATTGAGTCATGAGTGACAGCTATGACACCTTCATTGACGTCGATAAATGCACTGTGTTCGGTTTTAGTGTCTATCTGGTGGCCAAGGACTTCACCGTCGAAGAACAACAGGTCTAATAGTGTCTCACGGCTTGCAGCAGGAAACTCAGCAAGGATAAAATGACCGACAGTCTCATACTCACGGTCAATCGTCACATCCTTGGTTGGGTCTTCGTAGTATCTAATTCTGACCATTTAAAATATTCCACCTTGTCGTAATTTCTGGTCACAACACCTAATGGCCAGTGTACTACGGAACCAAGCCCATAAAAAGGTTTGAAGTTATGCAGGACGCCATACTCAGTATAGACCCCCACATGAGTTCGCCCATCTTTACGCATCCTGACTATGCAATCGTTAACTGGTAACGCTATCGGTTCACAGTGCTTTCGCATCCATCTTGTGAACGACACGTTAAACGCTTCATTAACGGGTAACTCGACGTTAAATTTATCCCGGTAATAATCTGCTACCAGGTTAGCACAGTGATAATTGTCAATATTGTAATGACGACCGATATACTCACGCATAAGGTTTTAACATCGGCACCCTGGCGATTGTCGCTATCTCACCTGTGGCGGACTCATTGCTTGGTTTCGAGGCAACACGGATCTTCGACCCTATAGTGTTATTAGTGATATCACGTATCGGCATTTCAACCGGTGTAGACTGTAGTGAACTCACAGTACCGTCACGATAGTAAATGTAACTTCGAACAGTGATTGTCTGGTCTAACCAACTATAAAGGCTAGGGTCGAACCTGTCCATCTCAGCAGCAATCAGATCATTGAGCATCTGGATAACAATTTCACGCTCATAATTGAGGTCGGCGTTACTGTTGGCCTGTGCCAGTGACATTGGTGCGTACTCTGCAGTCACTGTTTCAGCAGTTTCAAGGGTGACCTCAAGATCACCAGTGTAAACATTCTGCAAATGATACGTCCGTGAGTACCATGGTGCGCTAAGTGTGACCACCTCGAAAGCAGTGGAGTTGACAGGTGCGCTGGCGTAGATCGCCTTTAATTCATCTGAGGTCATAACGGATAAGTCTCAACCAGGTGCTTCAGTGATAACAGTGAACCCTCGACGTTCTCAACACCTGAGTAGAGAATATACAGAGAGTTATCTAAGTCAGGGTCACGTACAGATATAATTTCCATTGTCACGGTAACAGTGGAATCCACAGCGTTAATATCGGACTCGTCCCAGTCTCCTAATACCTGAACCACGTAAGGTTCTACTATTTTACGGTCGGCCTCTGTGTGACATACGAAGTATTTACCAATGTTACGCTCGATGAATACACGTATGAAGTCCTGCATTGCAGGTGTTTCGAGGAAGAACGTGGCCGATGCGATGATTGGTGTACCGTGGAACCGACGTCGCTGACGTGTTGCACCACCGGCGACGTCGTTCTGAGTGACACCGGTGCGCTTATACATACTGTAGCCGCCGATAGCAACCTGTGGAACGATTGGTTTACCACCGAAGATAAGTTCGTCTAAATCGGAAATATCACCCTTAGTTGCCACCGAGGTTTCTCCTTACTTGATAATTCGACCGTAACGATTTAGCTGACTTACTGTTACTGCTACCAAGGACGTTAGCTACACCGCCGTCGATGTTCTTATTAAACACCTGCTCAGCAATAATTTTCATAGAGTTATCACCATCTTTAACCACGCTATAGTTTCCACTCGGAATACGATTCTCGATGGTGAGGTTATACCCTCCACCACCTGAACCAGCCAGCAATGCGGCAGTATCTTCCCTGCTAGTGATTTGTGCAGGGCCTTGCACTAACGCACCGTTGGCTATCTCAGTGCCGTATTCTGACATGATACCAGTGCTACCAGCAGGGATATAACCACCATTATCGAATGTACCGGCAAACGTTGTTCCCATAATAACACCGGCTTGAGCTGCACCAAGTCCGGTTCCCAGTGCGATCATAGCAGGTGCGGCCAATGGGAATGCCGCAGCTAGCTTCATGCCAATATCAATACCATTTATTATAGCCTGTGCGGCAGCAATGGTTTGTGTGACCAGGAACATAGTCTTCTGAAACGCATTCATCTCAGCAGTCTGGTTTTTAATTTGCTGCACACCGTTTGTCATCATGTCAACAATGCCACTCGCCATTGACACACCCATTGAAAGTGAACCGATAGAGTTCTGCATCGACTGAAGATTTGCTAGTTCCATTGCAGCATTATGACGGTTAACCTCGGCCTCGATCAAACCATCAATACGTTGGCGCTCGGCTAAACCTTCATAACCAAGGGCGTCGGTCTGACGCTTCTGCTCTGCCAGAACCAGGAGGTTTCTTTCAAACTGCTCAATTTCACCTTGTACAGGGTCGTCTTTCTTAAATTGTCTCACCTGAGCATTTTCAATTTGACGACGAATAGCTTCACGGGCGTTGTATTGTCTAGACAGTGAATCTGTGGTCTTGTCAGCTAAGTCGGCAAAGTGCTTTTCCATTGCTGCTTCAATACCGTAAAGCGCAATGCGGTCATTAAGTCCTCGCAACACCTCTTTGTCTGCTTCAGGGATAGACATTAGGTTGATTTGATATTCCCTTAATGCACGAGAAGTCATCCCGAGTGTAGCGGCTTCATAGGCGAGGTTAGCGATGAATTGATCACTGGTGCCTTTATTTTTAATAAAGGAATCACTGGTTTCGACCACGGTAGTATCAAGGTTAGCGAGAGCTTCCCTGAGTTTATCGACTGTGATCTTACCTTCTTCAAACTTAACAACCAGGTCAAGTGATGTTCTCAGAAAGTCGGTGAGCTTGTCGTTACCTGGCTTGGCGATTTTTTCAATATTACGCAAGGCTGTACCGAACTCATCTACACTACCCTTACCTTCTTTAAGCTGGTCAACCTGCTTAATAAACCATCTGACCTGGTTGGATGCTTTGAAGAACCCCTCAGCACCCTTCTCTAATCCTGTAATACTCTCAGTAAGGTTGTAGATATAATCAAGACCCTTACCACCTGCAACGAGGTCGTTCACTGTCAGGTTATACCAGGCAACACCGATCTCATTAAAAGCCTCAGCAATACCCTTCTTGGCTGTACGCATTGCTTTTTCGGCATCAAGCAACGCAACCTTTAGTCTCAATTCAGCAAGGTCACGGTCAACCTTATAGAGCTTCCGAAACTCCTCAGTTAGTTCGATAGTGGAATTTTTAGTAACACTGAACACCTTAGCAATGTTCTCTGTTGACTTAGCGAGTTCGTCACTGGCTTTCTTAGTGTTAAACAGAGACGTGAACAATGTCCCACCGACAACACCGGCAAGGGCAATAACGGCACCGACAACGGCACCGGTTGGACCGAATGCTGCCGCCATCTGAGAACCTTGCTGTGAAAACACTGTAAACGCACTGGTTCCCATTTGAAGCTGTACAATCGTATCCTGAAGCTGCCAACCGAAGTTTTGCATGGTGCCACGCGCATTACGGAACGAACCCTGAGTTTGAATATTAGCGTCGCGAAGCTTCTGGTATGCCATTACTGACTGTTCCACCTGGCGACGTTGTTCTTCGGTAGCATTGGAACCAAGTTGAATGACTGCATTATGGACCTGAAGCTGATCATCGGTCATGCCGACGGCCTTGGCCATGTTACGGTACTGCTCAGTAAGACGTTCAGTATTACGCTCGTTACGTGCCATTTCATTAGCTACACGACGAGCTTCAGCGGTCAATTCCTTCGCTGATTTAGCCTGTGATGCTGACACCTTGACGTTTTCACCAAGGGACTGTGATAACCGTTCAACGACAGCATCGGCATCACCAACCGTTTTCACAAATTGGCGAATACCACGTACACCGTCGGCACCGTTGAACTCAAGTTGAAATGTGGTTGAGCGTAATACGTTACTCATCGATACTTATCCGCTAGTCTGTTGAACGTCTCAGAGAATGCTTTTTCCTGCTCGTTAACTGTTTGATAACCGGCATTTGAGATGAACGGCACCGCAGCAATCTTAACGAGGTCTTCCTCATTATACTCGGTACTCTTGGTTTTTCTAGCACCTGATTTTAAACGGGATGTACCGAACTCCACCCAATATGCAATCTGGGCGGCGTTAAGGTCTTTGTTGGTTTTACCGTGTTTACTGTCAACAGCGTCGAGGTGATAAACACCCACTGTGCCGATCACAGTGTGAGCGTCATATTGACTCATTGTCAGGGATTGACCTATCGAGTCGAAAACGTAACCACCTGACTGTCCACCAACCATAGTGGTCCAATTGATGCGGATAGCGTCCTCAATCACATCCTGTGCAGCTTTCTGTGACTCTTTCACTATCTCATCAAAGTGGTCGGCAAGTGCTGTGAGTTCGTTAGCGAACTCCTTTAACCCTGACGACTTAAGTGTTATCAGTCCTCTCGCCATGTTTACCGTCCGAATATCCGCTTAAACTTAGCTTTCTCAGTGTCAAGGTCAACATTCTTAGTCCTATCAGCTTGTTTAACAGCACTGAAGTTAGGTTTGTTTTTGTTGTCCTCGATAGAAAAAGAAACCGCCCACTTGTCGAGTTCACTGGCTGGCCAGTTCTCAACCTCGAAGTATGGGCGGCGAAGATGGTTGCAGATCCGTCTGACTAACCATTTACTGGGGGTAGTTAAGACTTCTTTTTTTTTGATGCAAGAGTCTGACCTTTCTCGTCCACACTTACTTCATTCAGTTCATTCAAAGCCAGTATCAACGTCATCAAAGTCTGTTCGCTGATGGTGTTGTAAAAAGCTTCCATGTCACTTTCTTGAACCAAAAAACCTCTGGTTTCAGGGTCAATCATTGCACACGACACCGCAGCACACATTAACAAGCCTGTTTTTTCGGCCTCGGTTAGGTCTTCACGTGCAACGATTTCAGCAGACAGCTTTTCCTTCCGAATACGACCCTTAACATCCAGTTGGGTCATCATCACCTCGGCATCCTTGCCAAACTGTGGTACTGGAACCAACTTCGTTTTAAGTGGAGATACCGAGGATAAATTGAGTGAGTTTAAAATCACGATACTGTCACCTCAAGCACACCAGGAACGCCACGGATCTCAGCGGTGATGTTAACAGTACCAGCGGCGACACCGGTAACCAGACCATTGGCATCAACAGTGGCGACGGCTTCATCAGAGCTTGTCCAAGTGGTATCACCCGGGTCATTCTCCATCGAAGGGACGTAAGCGGCGGTGAGCTGAGTAGTCGCAGCAACAGCAACGGTTTTAGTACCAGAAACAGTCACTGACATGATTGCGTAGCTGTTTTGCTTACCATTAACAGTGAACATCTTCCAATCTTCCTGAGTGCCTTCGTCCCAGTTGAAACCAAGGGACTTGAACAGGAAGCCGTTAATTTCACCATCAGGCCAATTAACACGGATGTTGAACTCTTCACGGTTTTGAGCACGTAGGATGAACGCTTGTTGTAACACGTAATCATCGTAGTATTCGTCACCGACTTCTTGTTTAGGGATGTACTGGACTTGAAGGTTCTTATCCTGAGCATCGGCAAGACCGTCAGAATACTTTTTCTTCTTGTCCTCAAGAGTGGTTTTCTCTTTAGGGTCAGCCTGGTCACCTAATGCACCCATAGCGGACACGCGTGGGATACGTTGCCAACCACCACCAGCCAACTCCATCTCAAGGGTCGTGCCAGCCTGTAAGATTACGTCGTCGTTCATAGTGAAAGTCCTATCTTAAAGTTATATCAACAAATGCCCTGACGACCGGTTGATCTTCAGTATCTTTCGGCTCAAGGTTAACTAGGTCAACAAAGACCCTCTGGAAACTATTATTACTCGTATTGTCAAGGGTTTCAAGTAAATCGATGATTTGTTGTCGCTGAGCTTTACCTGTGGCCACGACAGTAATACGCCACACCGACGTTCTACCGTACTTGACACCAGAGATGACACGATTACTCGGGTTAGCCACGTTATTGACCGCAACAGCGCTGTTCGGCTCTGACTCGGGAACCAAGCCGGAATAGACGTTATAAGTCGGTGACAGTAACGATTTAAGCATCGCTATGAGATCGAGTTCTACGCTCATAATACAGTACCACTATATCTCACGAAGTTACCATTATCATCCAGTATCAACTGAGGTGAGTCTATCACCTGCAGCACATTACCATTACCCTGGTTAGACGTGTTACCGATGATTTCTTCCAGTGAGACATGACGATTACTACCTCTCATCTGAATTCCCTCGTCGCTGTGATAATCATACCGTTATCATCTGTGCTATGGCGAATGTGACGGATCACATACTCATTACCTTTCCATTCAACGGTGTGGTTATTGTTAACTCGGTCGTCTGTCCATGACAATATTGTCAGTACTTCTGATGTAAGTTCAGTGTTGTATAACGCATTCTGGTCGCCAGACTTAACCTGCACCTCACAGAACATGTCCTGCACCACAACTACCGACGGTAACGGGTCACCGTAAGCATCGGAACCAGTGGGTGTGCTGAGGATATTCACCACATGGCGTAGTCGGTTGGCGCTGACCTTAAACGACATAATATTTGTCCTTATTCAGTAGTGCCAGTGATGCCATTGGAAACTTCTCAACGGTCATACCAAGGATATTGTCCTCACGGGTATTGTAGAACGTCGAGATCATCAGCTTAATGGCGTGTAACGTGCTGACAGGGATAGTACCGTCAGCATACCCAGCATTGAACTCAACAGTGATTTTGTCAAAGCTGGTGGACGTATCAGTAATAATAACTTTCTCGGTGATAGAGTCGAAATCATATTCCGTGGTTTCTACATCATCGAGAAAAACCGAGGTGATAGTGGTCGGATTACCGAAAGGTAGCAATATTTCACCCTGGTAATCCTCGACCACACACTTCACTGTACCAGGTGAGAGTAGCTTACGGGTGTACTCCTGTGCCAGCAGTGAGCATACTTGAACCAACTCTGTGATGTAATCATCCTCAGCAGTGTGGGTTACACGGCATTGTTTCTTAGCATCAGCTAGTGAGATGATGTTCGTAAGAGGGTCCTGAGTGATGATTTTGCTATACACGACAATAACCTCGGGTTAATTAATACTCATAGTATCGCACAAAAAAAACACCCCAGCAATGCCAGGGTATTTCGATATCAACGATTTAGCCGTTATGGGTTAGCGTCGTTTACAGTACAAGCTACCACAAGGATAGCATCAGAGTGTTGCATGATGGTGAACACTTCATGGTTGTGTTCAACATAGGTCACACCCTGAGTCTTGTACGGGTTCAACTGCATGTAAGAGATGTCACCGTTAGACATTGCAAATGCCTTACTCAAATCACCGAAGATGATTGGGGTAGAATTACTCGCAATATCTGGCATGGTGTCATCAAGCAACACAGGGAATCCTGCAATGGTATCGACACCACCTTCAATGTAGTTGCGCTTGAATACTGGTTGTAAATCAGCACCACGAATCTTAGCGAATACAGCACGAGTTTTGCGGTTCATCTTCCAACCAGCACCAGCGAGATACTTGGTAGGCAGAGTGGCAATTACATCTTCAACGAAGTCGATAACTGCTTGATCATCAGCACCAAGAGCACCATTGACACCAGTGCTGATTACAGGGAAGTAATCATGGTCACGAGCACTAGCACCCATTGAAGGCTTCCAGGATTCACCTGTTACATCAGTGATATCAACACGGGAGCTTGACAGGATACCGCGACCATTTTTGTCGGCACCGTTGCCGAACATCACCTTAGCTGCAAAGGTAACTGCTAACTGGTCACCAAGCAAACGAACCAGGTCGGAATACACGTTGTAGGTGGTGCCATAGAACGCTTCATCAGTGATTGGAGCGTTAGCCATCAGCTTGATAACGTCTGCTTTAACTTCACCATAGGTTTGAGTTGCAGTGGCCGCAAAATCAGATCCAGGTACGCCTTCGATGCCATCAGCAATGGCAGGATAGCTTTCGAGTACCAGCTCACGATAATCACGAGTTAGACCGTTACGCATCGCAATCTCGTTCAAGATTGGTGAATACTCACGAGCGTATTCAATCAGATCCATAGACAAGATTTCAGCAATTGCAGCAGCAGCAGTACCGGAACCGCCAGTACCAATGTTCAAGGTTTTTACTTCGGATTCAATGGCAGCGCCAAAGTTTTTGAACTGGACAACGTTGGTTGCTTTGGCATCTTTGATGAAACTGTTGTAAGACTTACGAGCTAAGTCACGCAATGCCTTTTTCTGGTCTTCGTCAGTGATAGCCAGAATAGGTGACTTCATCTTAGAACGCAGGTCTGAAATTTCATCACGCAGTTCGTCGATGGTTTTAACATCAACGTGTTCTTGTTGTTGCAGTTCTTCGATTTTGTCAGTTAACGACTTAATCTCAGTACCGAGTCGTTGGTTCTCACCGTCTTGGGCTTCGAACTTTTCAGTGGCCTTCTGAAGAAGCGCCTTCAATTCTTCTAGGTCCATAATAGGACTCCTTATCAAAAATATTAGTTAAATGGTTGATTGATTGCGCTTATCCAAGCGTGGCTCACGTCTCCACGGTACGCCTGTTAAAAAGGTTACTTGAAAAGTGGACTTGATTCAAGTAACGCTTTAATTTCATCATTTTCCGTCACAGGATTATAATTTGCTGTAATTTTCTCAATGGTGTTTTTACTCAACCAAGGTACTGACTTCAGCAGTTCACGTAGATCGGCCTTATTGACAGTTTCACCGTCATGAACTTTCGACTTAATGGTTTCAAGTCGTGATTCTTCATTACAAGCGAAGGTTACCCATGACACTTCGAGAATATCTACTTCTTTCAAGTCGTTACATTTGAGTTCATCATTCCACTCACTGTCGAGAACACGATAACCAATGCTGAACGAGTCTAAGGCACCATCCATCGCCAGAGTCTTAATGTCTCGACCCATTGCAGTATCAGATAGACGACCTTTAAGAAACAACCCTTTTTCATCCTCGTTCATCTCAACCCATGCACCGACAGGTAAGTCCCACGGGTTATGCATCCAGAACATTTTAGGTTTTATACCTGCTTCACGATGCCGTTGAATGCTTTTACGGAAACAACCGTCAACAGTACGATCCTGAGCATGGTCGATGATATTCTTAACATTACCATAACAGGTAAACTCACCCGTTGTTTCGTTTGTCACCTTGAAGTCGAGGACCCCAACGTGTAAAAATTTCTTATCCATTGTCATTGTCCTCACTGTTATTGGTGCGCCCATAAATTCGCTCTTGGATCTTATCAGCGTCAGCCCAACTACCAAACGTAAAGTTGTTACTATCTACTACGAAAACATCACCACCTTCAACCGGTTCACGACCAAGGTCTTTACGACCTTCATTGATGGTACACATACCCTTAGATATTTCATTACCTACAGCCTCAACAAGTCGCCAAGGTGAACCCTGGTAAAACATACGACGGTTGAACTCAACGTTATAATCAGTAGGTAAAAACCGGTTTATTTCCTGTTCTACTTTAACTAACACCGGGTTAATAGCCGAGGTCATGTAAGCCTCATCCAACTCAAACGGCTTAGATGGATCCTTGGTGTCCCTGTAACCGACTCGATGTAATGGTACTCTTGTCATGCGACAAATACGTTCGATTGTGAACTGCTTGTGACCAAGTAATTCCTGTTCTTGACTACTTAACTGAAACCATACTGGTTCAAGCCCATTCTCGAATATGGGGATGTTGGTAAACCCGTTAGGTCCGCGAGCAGCCTTGAAATCATCCTTGAGGCGTTGTGCGGCGTTAGGGTCTGTGAACGCATTAGGTGTCTTTAACCCCATCTGTGAGGTTAAACCTTTCTCTTGTAAATTTTTATACGAATTATCCTGAGCAGCAGCTATTCCGAGTAAATTGGCACACTGTTGAATAGGGCTGATTGGGTCAACACCATTGGTTGAGAACAATGTAACCCTGAATAAATCACGGTCACTCACTGCCACCTGTGAACGACCATCGTTTGTGGTGTATGTCCAATATACGTTGCCATTCAAATCCATATCTGGTCGTACAGACCATTGGTTATAAAAAGGTATGATTTCCATCGGTGTACCACGGTCATTACGCATGACTAAGGCATAGAAAGCCCCTCGACGTTCAAGCGATACCGCCATCATCTCTAAAAACGAGGTCATTGTCATGAAATCATTAGGTCTACGAGTAAATATGTCGAGATAACGACCTTGTGTGACTTCCTCACGTGGATTGTTTCTAGATTGCTGGTAAAGTCTAAGTGGGAGTGAACCAATGGTTTCAGCCTTATCACGCAAACATGAATAATAAGCCTCGACTTTCATTGCTGCATCTGGTGAAACGACACCGCCGACACCGAATACAGCGTTAACAGTATCGACAGTATAGAGTGATTTACTATCGGTGTCTGGGACGTCGTTTGTAGTGTCAACGGTGTCGGGGACGTCACTATTCGACTTAAACCAGGTAAGCGGATTTAGTTTCATATTGTCAGCAATCCCCGTTCTTCATAGACGTTACGCTCGGCCTTGATTAAAGTGGCACCGGACAAGCCGATGATGGTGGCTATCAGGGGGTCAATTCGATCCACCTTATCGTTCTCCCTGTACACCTTCATGTTGTTTTCCATAGATAGCCGCATCATAGCACATTCACAAGCATACTCAAATAACACACTGTCAAACCTAAGTAAACCTTCCTCAACCAACCCTTCGAGGATTTTAGCTGGTTCTGACATATTACCCGTACCCTGTGATACCGAGATTAACGGGATGTTCTCAGTTTCCATGTCCTCACAGATTGACCGCATGTGCCATGGGTCATAGTAGATGCCTTCAGGACTCAGTTCACCGTTCAGTTTTCTGATATAGTATTTAATATCGTCATCACGAACTGTCGGTGTTTCCAGTGCTATCAGATCACCTGTTTCAATGGCCTTGAGGTACTTCTGGTTAAGGAAAGCAGTAGCACCCTCAATGGTCTTACGTGGCAACAGGTTGACGAAGAACAAGTCTAAGCCGCCATCATCCATAGGAAACAGGATAGGAAAGCTGGTGATGTCGTTAACACGCGCCCTATCGAGGCCAATATAACACTTACGGCCACGGTATATCGGGTCGAGGTAAGAAGTGCCGAGGGGTTTACCACACGATAAGACTTTCTCCATGTCTAACCACTTGTCGGAACCGCTGACGAAGATATTCAAATGTTTTGTGATGAAGTTGGCACGCTCAGATATTGACATGGTGGCTTCAGCATATCGGTCATGCAGATACTTCATTGAAGGTAACCCGTATGCTAACCCTGCATTTGATTTGTACCAATTGTTAGGGTCGGACCAGTCGTCATCTTTGTCGATCTGCCACATGGCGTAGAAGTAGTTATCTTGCACGACGTCATCAGTAGGGTCGAGGACACGACACCCGTTTCGATATAGATCGGTACATAACCCGTCCAATACAAAACCAGCGGTGGTGATGCCGATTAACAAATATTCTGTTTGGGCGCCAAACGCTGACGTCATTACACCATAGAGGTTACGGTCTTTATATGCGTGTAGCTCATCGAGGCTAACACACACCGGATTAAGACCATCCATCTGATTACTGTCCGAGGCAAGTGGTTTAAACTCGCCTTCTTTACCAGGTAACAGAATATCGTTCGCACGCGGTTCAAAATACTGTTGTAAACGAGGTGACAACTTAATCATTACCTTGGCAGTATTCCACAACAGCTTAGCCTGATCGCGCTTTGTAGCCACTGAATAAGCCCTTGGTTGAAATCCTGACTTGTATAGCAGATACAACACTATTCCAGCAGCAAGGGTGGTCTTTCCTGCCTTACGTGACACCAGTACAAAACATTGGTTGAAACGCCTCTCACCAGCGGAACCAAGCAGTTCACCGTTATCACTGTAGCGGTTATATTTCCACTTCCAGGCGATCAGCGATACCACCAGCCATATCTGCCAAGGTAACAGTATTGTGGGTGATCCTGCGTTCTTACCGTCTGTGATCGGGATAAACTTGAACCATCTGACTATTGAGTTAGCGGCTGTTTCATCGAAGTACAGGTCATCACGTTCCATATCACGGAAGTGTCTCATGCAAGCCTGTTTAATGAGTTTTCCTGCAGGTACATTCCCCTTTAGGACATCGTAAGCGTACTTATGACACCATCTCCAATCCTGTTCTAATGGTTTCAGGTCAGGATATTCGTATTGGGAAATATCGAGGTCGAAGTCGGTCATATACTCACCTTCTTACCACCATTATCAATAGCAATATTCATGATCACATCCAATTCTCTTACACCTCATCGAAACCATCGTTGACTTTCTGGTTCACGCCACCGACGCTGAATGTCTTGCCACGGCTGCCTGGTGTCATCTGAAATTCTTTCATCAACCGTAGCATCGGGCTACGCAGTTTCTCCAATGCGTCACGTGCCGGGTTGCGCTTGGTTATCATGTTGCGGTCACCCTGCACTTCCTTCGACTCACCTTCAACGGCCAGGGTCGCTCGCAGATCCTGCATCTCAACCATGGTCACGGCTAGCTCACCAAGTGCATGACGGTCAACGAATTTTAGAACGACCCCGTTGCCCGTGATATCATCATAAAGAGTTTGATATACCTCAACACAGCGCCAGTCGGCCTTGACTGCCATCGGTGGCTTATTCCGTATTTCAACCATGAGTGTGTTGTCGCTCATGTCGTTTACCTCAATTTAAAATGTCCCTTGTATTATGGGGAATCCATCATTTTATGCAACTAATAAATTATTTCCGAAGTCAATAATGAATTTATCCAACTTATAAAATATTTGCAGGAATTAATAGAGGGGATTACCTTAAATCGCGATTTTACGTAAATTCGAG